TAAAGCCAAAAAAGAGAAGCGTATTAGTTACATCATTTTCGATGGAAGAATTTGCTCACCGATCCTTAACTGGAAATGGCGAACATACAAGGGCGCAAACAAACACGATAAACACGCTCACTTCAGCTTTAAGAAAGAAGCTGCAAATGATGGTCGCTTTTATCAGATACCTATGTTAGGCGGAGAATAATGAAGATCAAGCACCCTGCATACCTAGCCGCTGGAGCGTTCCTTGCAGCTTGGGCATCATCCAACTTTGAGGCAGATTACCGCGCAGTCCTATGGGCTGTGCTATCTGGCATCTTCGGTTATGCGAGCCCTAAAAAGTGACACAGACGGATTTCTTTCAACTCTACATCGCTACCATCGTTGCACTCGGTGGCTTGTCAGGCTTTGTCATCACACACTTACTAGCAGAGATCAAGCGACTCCATGCGCGTGTCGATGAGATCTATAACATCCTTCTAGAGCGATAATAAAACTATGGCAAGAAAAGCGACCAAGGCACTAGAAGATCAGGGTTACTCAAAGCTTGATGCTTATTGCATCGGGCTATTCGAGTATTTCCAGAGCCTTAAAAAGGCTGGCTTTAAAGAGGACATTGCTATGTTCATGATTACCGAGCCTCAAGCCTATCCGCATTGGATCTTGCCTGATCCTGTCGATCCAGAGAAGTTCGGCAATTATGAAGATGAGGATGACGATTAAGCGAATAGTCGTAGTATCGGATTTACAAGTCCCGTATCATGACAAGGTTGCAACCCGTAACCTTGCAAGCTTTATCAAAAAGTTTAAGCCCGACCAAGTAGTTACCATTGGCGATGAGATCGACCTTCCACAGATAAGCAAGTGGGAGGAAGGGCGGATGGGCTCATATGCTCAAACGCTAGATGATGATCGTAATGAGGCTGTTCAGCTTCTCTGGGAGTTAGGCGTTACAGATTGCATCCGTAGCAATCACACAGACCGCCTGTATAACATCATCATGGCTAAAGTACCTGCATTCGGGGCATTGCCAGAGCTGCGCTTTGAGAAGTTCATGAAGTTCGATGAGCTAGGCATAACCTTTCATAAGAATCCTATGCCTATTGCACCTAACTGGATCGCAGTGCATGGAGACCATACCCCTATCAAGCCACAGGGCGGTCTCTCAGCCCTTGAGGCAGCCCGTAGGCATGGAAAGAATGTCATCTCAGGTCATACTCACAGAGCAGGGCGTTCGGCCTTCTCAGAGGCTTCTGGAGGCCGTATAGGGCGTGTCCTGCATGGTGTCGAGGTAGGCAATCTCATGGACTTTAAGCAAGCTGCTTACACTAAAGGTGTTGCTAACTGGCAACAGGCTTTCGCTATCATCTATGTGAATAAGGCTAAAGTGCAGGTGGATCTTATCCACATCGAGAAGGACGGCACATTCATCGTTGCTGGGAAATCTTACGGCAGGCCAAGATAATCGTTATCATTTCGTTATCTAAATGTGCTTGATTAGTCTGTCATCTATGCAACACTAATCCTGTAGCCAGTCAAGGGCATTGGCACAGATAGGAAATCATGAGCAACTTAGATAAGCTGCTTCTAATCAGCATCTTGGGAATGATCGTGGGCTTTATCATCATAACCATCGATGTGCAGCGCACGGCGTATAACAAGGGCGTAAGAGATGGATACCATCGTGGGCGCGCAGTCCGAGAAGGCACAATAAACATTGTTGATGTGGTCTCAGAATTAAAAGAGATTAAAGAATGAAAGCCAATGAAATCCTACTCACAGCCACAGACACGATCAGTCAGCGTGGGCTTGCATACGGTCACCCTGCGGATAACATGCAACATACCGCAATGCTCCTCAGCGCATACCTACAAACACCAATTCACGACTATCAAGTCGCAGGGATCATGGTACTCGTTAAGCTTGCAAGGACTAATCAATCAGCCCAACAGATCGACACTTGGATCGACATGGCAGCCTACGCCAGCATCGCTGGACAACTAGCAACAGAGGAGAACGATCTTTATGTTTAATTTAGCCGATTACGAGCCAGTAGAGGTGAGACTTGAAAAGTTTATTAAGGACTATCCAGCGTTCCGTATTTCAACTGAGTTGGAAGTGGTCGAGGCTACTCGATACATTGTTAAAGCTTATTTATTTAAGGATGCTCAAGATAGCCTTGCGTGGGCGACAGGGTACGCTGAGGAAACAGTTACTAGCCGAGGCGTTAATCAGACTTCAGCACTTGAGAATTGTGAGACTTCGGCAATCGGCAGAGCGCTTGCAAATGCAGGTTATGCGCCTAAAGGAAAGAGACCAAGCCGCGAGGAAATGACCAAGGTAGTAGCTGCTAAGCCACCTAAGCCAGCTGTACAGGATCTTAAAGTCGGTAACGGCGAGACAATTGAGCAAGATTATTGGACTACTCCAGTCAATGATTACATGAAGGTAGTAGATGCACCTGTAACTCTCGAAAAGGCTATGGAAAACATTACAGCTGTAATGGGTACACAAGAGGCTATCGAGCCACCATCTTGCCAGCATGGTCACATGACATGGCGTGAGGGTGAGAAGAATGGCAAGGCGTGGGGTGGCTACTTCTGTGGCTACGCACCTCGGACAGGCGAAGCGAAGTGTGTTACTAACTGGTACACCCTAGGTTCAGATGGCAAGTTCCAACCTCAGAAAGCGTGGGCATAGTATGAATCTATTAGCATTTAATTTTGTTACAGAGTTTGCTAAGTCAAAGGATCTCGATCCTACTCGTATTATTTCAATAGAGCTTGATGCCAATAAAGGCATTAAGTATAAGTATTTAGGTACTTTTGAGATTATCGAGGTAGAGGAGTTACATAAATGGGCTTTGTAGAATACTTTGACGAGACAACAGGGGCATGGACTAACCTAGAAGATGTGCCACTCTTCGACACTATCAATTGCCAGATGTGTAACGAGCCTACTGAAGCTCATGACATTATTGCAGAGATTAAATTCAAGGATGATCAGCCAATCGTGGGCGCATGGCAGTGCAGGAAATGTCATGCAGTCAATGGATAGAGATCTAATCATTTGGGCAATCGTCACGACAACTATCATGACTATCTTTATTCTAGGATTAGTCAATGGGATTGCTTCTAATGGCTAGTCAAGCAAGGAAACACAGAGGTCTCCGAACCGAACGCGTAGTTGCACAGTACCTATCGACTGTGTGGAGTGGTGCAACGGTTGGGAGAGGTAGCGGCAAGGACATTGTGAATGTGCCTTTTGATGTTGAAGTCAAAGCAAGATCAGGCTTTCAACCTTTGGCGTATCTGAAGCAATTAAAAGCCCGTACATCCGTTTCGGGGGAACTCGGTTTTGGGGTAATACGACTAAATGGACAGGGTGAAGATGCGCGTGAGTATGCCGCCATTATCCGTTTAGAGGATCTATTGCCGCTACTTATACTTAAATACGGTCATCTTGATAGCGAACCCACAGAGGCAGACATTGACCGCTGCACAGGCTGTGGTTCTTACATGATAAGGAAGTGTCTAACATGCCAGCCTACGACTACCGATGCACAGAGTGCGATCTCAGTCAAGAGATTACCCATGGATGGTACGACAGACCAATAATCCCATGCACATACTGTAATGAGCCTATGACTAAGGTTATTGCAGCTACTCCAGCGGTATTCAAGGGCTCTGGATTCTATTCAACAGATAAATAGTTATCCACAGAAGTTATCCACAGGGCATAGAAAGGTGATCTCAATGAAGCGACACGCCGCTCTGACCAGCACTTTTAATAATGTACTTGACTCCAATGGTACGCTAACGGCGCAGAGCCTCTCAAAGGCTCACCGCGACCCGCTGAGGCGGGTAGGTCGCGGGGTGCTAGTAGCTATTGGGATAGCTCTATGCATTATGCCTGATGCAGGGGGCGTTAAACCCAAGCAATATGTAACATACAAAGAATATGCATTACATTCATTAGGCTATAACTATAAGCAATATAAATGTTTAGACAAGCTCTATACAAAGGAAAGCAACTGGAGACCCAATGCTAAGAATGGATCTCATTATGGTATTCCTCAAGGCAGATCTATATGGCTTAAGTATCAAGATGGTTACTCACAGGTAACATGGGGCTTACGCTATATTGGTCATAGATATGGTGAGCCATGTGTAGCGTTAGATCATTGGAAGGCTAAGGGATGGCATTAGATAAGTT